CTCGAATGTCACCCGGCGAGAATCCCTCGGATACAAGCCGTGCAGCCTCGCTCAGGCTGCTCTCTATTTGAGGCCTGATGCCGGTCGCCGACTCGATTCCATCGCAGAAGCTCGCAGCACATGCTTGCGACACACTCTTACTCACCCCCTCGAACTCCCCCATTTCATCCGTATCGAATTCGGGGCGCAACCTCGCTCGAGGCGCCCAAAGCTCCTCCTCACTCGGCAATCGGGTCTCTTCGCCGTCGTACAGAATCTGGTATCGCCGCGTCATCCACTTGGATTTTCTCTTGTACGTATTCCGAAATTCGAGCCTTCGTATATACCCGAGTCGAATGAGATGATTCATGTTTCTAGCAACCGTAGGGACCGATCTCGAGATGTGCCGTCCGAGTGTCTGGCGCGACGGCCAGCAGACTCCTGCAGCGTTCCCATAGAGACACATAGCCATGAGAAGACGAATGGTCGAATAATTCAGTGAATCGTCCTGGGCTGCACGCGCCGGCACGATTGAATACTTCCGAATCGGTGGCTTCTCTTCGATGGGAATTCTGAATTTTTCTTTCGGGCGAAGGTCACGAGCCATTTTGTCTCGGCACCGCCCGAAGCGTTTCGTACACCTTTAATCCGCGCCGCCTCAGTTCCCGACTGAGAATCTCGTCGGCCAGGGAACTCAAACTTCGTCGCTCGGTGCGACTGAATTCCGAAAGCATCGCCGCCGTTTCTTCACTTAAATATAGGTGTTTTTCAATTGATTTCATTTCCGACTCCCTTCTGGGACTTGCAATAGTCGCCTCGTGCGACCATAATTGCAATTGAACAAAACGTGAACAGAAGGAGAAAGCGATGAAAGAGCCGAGAATTTATGTAGGAACGTTCGCAAAGTATAACGCTGGGAATCTGGATGGAAGGTGGTTAGAAATGCGCGATTTCGAGAATGCCGAGGACTTTTATCTCGCAGCCAGAGCGCTGCATTCCGATGAGGTGGACCCGGAGCTTATGTTCTCCGACGCTGAAAACATTCCAGCGCGCATGATTTCCGAGTCATACCTATCGGACGCTTTCTTCGATTGGATGGAACTCTCACCCCGGGAAAGGGAAGTTGTCGAGGTCTATTGCGAGAATGTCTATGACCGTGAAGATCGCTTCGATTGGATTCTCGAGAATTGCCTCGGTGTTTATGATGACAAAGCCGATTGGGCTGAAGAATTCCTGCTTAGCACCGATATGGTCCCAAAGAGCTTGGTGGGATACGTCGATTATGACAAATATGCGCGAGACGCCGAGTGGAACGGCGACATGATTTTCGTTCGGCGCAACGGACATACCTACGCATTTAATAACGCTTAACCAAAGCTAATCAGTCGTAGCGTCTTCGAGGAGGGAGGGCGCTACCGCAGACTAGCTAAAAGAGAGGAGAGATCAATGTTGCATGGAAACGAAGAGGACTCAGAATGACGCCGCGCACTGGAAATTTCGTTGCCTATTATCGAGTGTCAACGCGGCGTCAGGCGGCTAGCGGTCTCGGGCTTGAAGCTCAGAAAAAAATGGTCGAAGAATGGCTAGATGGCGGAAATTGGAATCTCGTCGGCGAATTCACCGAAACCGAGTCCGGGAAGAGAACGATTGACCGACGGCGGCCCGAATTGCGCAGCGCGCTCGAGTGTTGCAAGACGCACAACGCCACGCTGATCGTTGCAAAGCTGGACCGCCTCATTCGCAATGTGAGTTTTCTCTCACGACTGCTCGACTCCGGCGTTGAGATCGTCGCACTCGACGTTCCGAATCTCGCCGATCCAGCCAGCTCGAAATTCGTTCTGCAAATCATGGGTGCCGCAGCCGAGCATGAAGCCGCCATGATCTCTGCGCGAACCAAAGCCGCCCTGGCTGCACGCAAGCGTCGCGGCGGCAAGCTCGGGACGACCAATCAATCCAAGTTGCGCAAGGCCGGGACAAAGGCTCGGCGCGCCCAGGCCGATGCACATGCGGAGTCGGTCTACCCGGTCATTCTCGAGCTGCAAAAATTCGGATGTGACTCGATTCCAAAGCTCATCGAGGGACTTCGGGCGAGAGGCATTAAGACGCTCACAGACCGGACCGACGTGACTGGCGCGCCGAAATGGTCATACAACTCAATCAAAAACATAATCAATCGAATCGAATCGAAGACTACACATCGCCGGTGAAGTTTTACACATCGAGCGCTGAAAATTACACAGTAAACAAAATTAACGCAGGCGTCTTGACAGATTCGAATCGCATCAATATTTTCAGTCGTGGAGGCTGTTAGATGAAAAAAAATAGGATAAGAAAGCAGCTGTTGCTGGATCCGGGAATCGTCGAAATTCTCGAACGAGAATCCGAAGAGCAATCAGAATCAATTTCGACCATCGCGAATCGTTTGATCGCGACCGCCGACCGAAATCCCAGTCAGTTTCTCGATGCTACGGCCGATTGGCTCTGGGAGATGGATTCCCACTTCCGCTACACACATCTTTCGACTGCATACGATCGCACGGTAGCAATGTGGACGGGAATTAAAGCCGAGGAGGTTATTGGGAAAACACGCGAGGAGCTTCTCGTCCTTCTCAATGAAAATCATTTAACTGTCCAATCCACATATCTAGATGTCGGCACCACATTCCTGCATCGAAGAAAAGCGTTTTCCAATTTTGAGTGCGAATACCAACTTTGCGACGGCAGCGGAGCGATTCTCGCGGTTCGTTATTTGTCCGTGTCCGGGTCGCCAATTTTTAATGGCGGTCAATTTATGGGATTCCGCGGAACCGGTCGAGACATATCGAGTTCAAAACTCCAGAATTCTCTGCTGCTTGCCTTCTCGGATGCCGAAAAGAATTCAGACTGGACTTGGCGGACCGACTCCGAGGGGCGATTCTCGGAGATCAGTCAGGAATTCGAGGCCGCGACGGGTGCAAGCGCGCGCGAAATTATCGGGTTGACGCGGTCGCAATGGGTTCGGTGCTCGAACAGCGATTATTTTGATCTCGATTTGATTGAACGGCAGGTGGAATCGCGCGAGATTTTCGTCGATGCCCGCTATGTGTCGATGCATCCGAATGGATTGCTCAAGGAGTTTTCAATATCGGGCTTTCCGGAATTCGATCCAGACGGCCGGTTTATCGGCTACAAGGGGATCGGCACCGACGTCACCGATATGAATGCTGTGGTGTCGGAGCTTCAAACCGATATCGCTTGGACCTGGCGCACTGACGCCACTCATAAATTAATTTTCATCAGTGATTCATACGAAGCGATTTCCGGACATCCCCCATTCGAGATTGGAATAACGCGCTGGGATATACATCGACGTGATCCTGATATTTTTTCGGGAACCTCGAGCTACTCTTACCGGTACGAAGGCATGGATAATTATCTAGCTTCGATCTTAGCGATGGAGCCCTTCGAATGTCTTTATTTAGTCATGGAAGGTCAGAGGTATCGGATCTCCGGAAAACCCTGGTGGAACGCGCAAGGAGTTTTCGAGGGATATTTTGGAATCACCGAGTTGATTCAACAATAAAAAAAGGAGGTGGATATGAATGGACTAACTAAGTTATTTACCCTTCGCGAGGTCGCGGAGTATCTAGGTTGTAGCGAACAGACGGTTAGACGAGAAATCAAGGCCGGCAAGCTCGCGGCGATTCGGGTCGGATATAAGCCGAAATTTACCGAGGAGATCATCAACAAGTACCTAGGGAGAAAACAAAAATGCGAAAAGACAAAGAAGCATGGGGCATCGGTCCGTACACGCTCACCCGGCGCGCGGATCAAACAAACGGAATCTGGCATCGAACGGAACAGGTCGATGGAAAGACGAAACGAACGAGCCTACGCACGAATGATTTTGAGCAAGCAAAAATCATCCTAGCGGAATTCTTTCTAAGCGAGGGGAGAGAGAATTTTGATGAAGAACCTTCAGAACACATATTAATGACAGAGGTGATTGATAACTATCTGGAAAATTATTGTCTGGAACGAGATAAGGAAAATCAGAGATATTACATTGATACGGGGCTGCCGAAGGTCTCAGACCAGTCTAGAAATGTCCTGCATCATCGCAGTCAGTTCGTTGAGTATTTTGGTGAAAACGCAACTCTTAACGAGTATACCGAGGCGGCTCAGTCAGCCTTTATTCAGTATCAGTTAACTAATAAACGAAAGAAAAAATCCTCGGTCGATCGAATAATGACGACCGCTCGATCGGCGGTTAACTACTGTTATTCTAAAAAAGTGCTTGCAGAGGCCATACCGATCCTGCGGGTTAAACATCGATTGAACAGCCGGGTGAGAACGCTGTCCGCTATGGAGTTTGCTGCACTTCTCGAATCGGTGGACAGCCCACACCTTTTTAATTTTTTGGTGCTGGCAATCGCAACCGCTGGAAGGCCGGGGGCTATTGTGGAGCTGAGTCGGTTTTCGATTGATGGCTCGACGATCAACTTACTCCCGGCGGGACGCGAACAGGTGGCAAATAAATTTCGACCGATCCTTCCGATATGTGAGACGCTTTCCGCATTCATCCCGCACATGCCCATGTCCGGCCCGTTCGTCCAGCTCAGAGGGCAGCCCGTCCAAAGCGTTAAGGGATCTTTTGCGGCTGCGCGAAAACGGGCCGATCTGTCGGAGGATGTCGTGCGCTACACAGCGAGGCACACGGTTTCTTCATTTATGGCTCGACGCGGAGTGGAGATTGAGCACATCGATATGTGGCTGGGACACTCCGGAACGGACTATAAGATGACCCGGCACTATATACACTCGCACCCGTCTTGGCTGATGCGGGCCAAGAGTGCTGTGGACAGTTTTTTCCTGGAAATCTGTGAGTGCTTTAGTAGCAACACGACCGAATTTTGCGACCTTTTGCGATCCATTTACGATCCAAAAACACTAAAATCCGATCCAAGTGCGACTAAATTAAAATTAGTACGATAGCCGAAATGAGGGTAAGTGGTTGATAAATATATCTAAAACATGGAGCGGGAAACGAGACTCGAACTCGCGACCCCAACCTTGGCAAGGTTGCTCTTTGCTAACTAGATCAACCACTTACTCACATTTTTGCTCATCTGGTGACACGAACAATCAACTGTTTACAGGATTTTACGATCCAAGAACGATCCATGAGAGGCATAACTAATGGCAACAAACATCATTGGGAAACTCACGGACGATCGCGTTATGAGCTGCAGCCGCCTGCCGGCATTAATGGGTGAGTCGGGCTTTTCAACGCCGAGCGATGAGCTTAGAAAATCCATCAATTCTACTCTTGGAATTCCCGATCGCTCGAGTGCCGGTGAAGCGGCCGATTGGGGCAATCGTTTCGAGGACTCGATTCTCATTGAGATGGGGGAACGCTTGAATCTCGGAATCAATCATCGAATCATGGAAAGGTTCGAGCACGCTACGATTCCGCTGCAGGGCAGTATGGATGGAGTACTTGCCGGCGACGGTCGGATCTTTAAAACGAATCCCGAAACTGGAATCTACGTGATCGGGGCGAAGCAGATACGTTTGGAGGGCGCCGGTGTCGCCGAGGCCAAGTTGACCTCCGCTGCGCCCGCCGACGAGCCGCCTCCGTACAGGGGTCCGCTCCAGGTCCAGGGCTTAATGATGTGCAGCGGATTTCGGTGGGCCGCGATCGGCGTCCTCTATCGGGGCACTGAAATGCGAATTTATTTGTATTCGCCAGAGCCTGCGCTCGTGTCGAAAATCGAGGCTGATGTGATCGACTTCGACCGACGCGTTCGATTGCACAAGACGGACGGCGTGACGGACTGGTACCCGGCGCTTACGAAAAACGACGGAGCGCTGACCTATGCAGTCGGTGAAGACGATCTGCCGCCGATTAAGTTGAAGGGCTTCGCGAATCAGGCTGCACTCAGTTTAATTGAAGCGAGGGAGGCTCGGGCGAGTTTGGATAAATTAATCGATG